AAATTTTTACCTAAAACCGATGAAGCTTTTCTAAACTTCGTCAAACCGTTTACAAAACTAACAAGAAAAGAAAAAAGAAAATTTAAACAATCAAATTAATTTTATTATGAAAGAACAAGATATTGTTAAAATGGAGTTTTTGATCACATTGAATAACAACATTGTTATTCAACGTTACTTCAATGTACGAGGATATAACTCCACTGCACGACTCTCCGTTGACCTCTATGAATATGTAAAAGATTTAGTGGAAGCGTTCGAACAAACTCTGAAAATGAGAACTGTTGTGTACATGCTCGACAACCAATATGAGATTATGGAAGATTCCACAATTTTAGACACTGACAATACCGATGCACCAGAAAATTTCAATTTTTTCATCAGAATCGGAGAACAGACAATTTGTCAAAGAACATTAGATGCTAAAATTTTTCCACCTAAAATAAGATACACCGTAGACATACGCCAAGAGGCAAAAAGTGTACTTCGGAACCTTACTGACATCTTTTCAGGGCGAGATTTTAATACTCAGTTCCTGAACTATACATTGGCTTGAGCGTATTTATAACTTACAGAAAAGGAAATAAAAATTATGTCAAAAAGAAACTTCGAATATCTCGGAAATACATTTCAATTACAACTACTAAACCAACTAATTTTAGATAAAGATTTTTCGCATTCAATTATTGACGTAATCGAACCTTCTCATTTTGAGAATAAGTACTTTAAGACCTTAATTCAATTGATCAAGGAGTACTATGTAAAGTACGATTGTACACCTTCGTATGAAACTCTTTCACAGATAGTCAAAAGTGAGTTCCCTCAGGAACTTATGTTGAAAATCTTGAATGATACCATCAAACAAGTTCAAGACTCACCTGTAGACGGTGTAAGTTTTGTACAAGAAAAAGCTCTAAAATTCTGTAAACAACAAGAACTCCAAAAAGCAATTGTTCAGTCTCAAAAAATTCTAGATAATGGTGAATTTGAGAACTATGAAAAGTTGGAAGAATTATTCAGAACAGCCATTCAAATTGGTGAAAACAACAACAAAATTGAAGATGTTTTCAATAACTTAGACGATGTACTCAACGAGGACTTTAGACACCCGATCCCTATGGGAATTGTGGGTATAGACAAGCTCCTCAAGGGTGGATTAGCTAAGGGCGAATTGGGTGTGATATTGGCTCCCACAGGTGTTGGTAAAACAACAGTATTAACTAAGATTGCCAACAGTGCCTTCAACAACGGATACAGTGTATTGCAGTTGTTTTTTGAGGATAATCCTAAGGTTATTCAAAGAAAGCACTTTACCATGTGGACAGGTATTGCTCCTGACGATTTACCAAATCACAGAGATGAAGTTCTCGAGAAAGCTCGTGAGGTAAAAGAAGAAATGACAAATAAGTTATACTTAAAAAAGTTACCTTCAGATACTCACACGATGACTCAAATCAAAAATATGATCCGCAAGATGATTGCCGATGGTCATAGGATTGATATGCTTTTGGTCGACTATATCGACTGTATTGTTCCCGATAAAAACTTGGGTGATGAATGGAAAAGTGAAGGTTCAGTAATGAGAGGTTTTGAAGCTCTCTGTCATGAATTGAATGTTGTTGGTTGGACCGCAACACAGGGTAACAGAAGCTCTATATCTTCTGAGGTTGTAACCACCGACCAAATGGGTGGTAGTATTAAGAAGGCTCAAGTAGGTCACGTTATCATTTCCGTGGCAAAGACCTTACAACAAAAAGAAATGAACTTGGCTACCATCGCCATTACCAAATCTCGTATTGGTAAAGATGGTGTTGTTTTCGAAAACTGTAAGTTTGATAATGAAATGTTGGAGATTGACACGGAAAGTTCGGTAACCTTCTTAGGATTTGAAGAAAAGAAGGAAGAACAAAAACGTGATCGTATCAAAGAGCTCATGGAAAAAAGAAAACAACGTGAACAACAAAACTAAATTTTAAAAATTATAAGCAATGGAAGAGTTATTAGATATGATATCTAGTGATACACGATATGTCATCAAACGTAGTGGTGACAGAGTTTTATTTGAGTCTGATAAGATCAGAAATGCGGTAATGAAAGCTATGGAAAGCGTTGGTAAGGTCGACGAAGAAATGGCAGAAAAAATTGCACGTATCACAAAGAAAAGTCTCTACAGAGGAGATAAACTCAAAGTACCACACGTAGATGAAATTCACGATATGGTTGAAAATAAATTGATGGATAACGGACTAAATGATGTGGCTAAAGAATATATTATTTACCGTTCAGTTAATCGTCCAAATGTGTTCTCTAAAAGGGTGAACTTAAAACCTTATGAATACCCTGAATTGAGCGAATATGTTGACGCTATTCGTCACTCATATTGGGTTCATACAGAGTTCAATTTTACCTCGGACATTCAAGACTTCAAAGTACACTTGAATGAAAAAGAAAAAACTGCGGTACAAAGAGCTATGTTGGCGATTTCACAAATTGAGATTGCGGTTAAGACCTTTTGGGGTGATATCTACAAAAGATTACCTAAACCAGAGATTGGAAACGTAGGGGCTACTTTTGCGGAGTCTGAAGTTAGACACGCAGATGCTTACTCACACCTAATCCAACTTTTGGGTCTGAACTCTGAATTCCAAAATTTAATGGAAGTACCGGCAATCAGACGTAGAATCAAGTATTTGGAAAAAACGATTGCTAACTCAAAGACAGTTGAGAATCAAGATTACTTTGAATCAGTAATTTTATTTTCAATGTTTGTGGAAAACGTATCACTATTCTCACAATTCTTGGTAATCATGTCTTTCAACAAACATAAAAATGTGCTGAAAGGTACAAGCAATGCTGTTGAAGCGACATCCAAAGAGGAAAACATTCATGCTGAATTTGGATTTGACTTAGTCAATCTAATCAAGAAAGAAAACCCAACTTGGTGGTCACCACAGTTGGTTGGAGATATTGTCGACGCAACCCTTGAGGCTTACGAAGCTGAAGCTGAGATTGTAAATTGGATCTTCGAAATGGGAGATCTCGATTTCCTTACAAAAGCTCAAACCTTGGAGTTTATAAAACACAGATTCAACCTATCATTGAACTCTATTGGTATAGAAAATGTGTTTAAAGTTGATAAGAAATTGTTGGAAACCACAGAATGGTTTGATGACGAAATCCTAACAACCAAACACACAGATTTCTTTAACAAAAGAAGTATCAATTACAGTAAAAAATCAAAATCAATTACGTTAAACGACCTATTTTAATATATATAAAAAATCACATGGAAAATAGAAAACCTTTTGAATGGATAAATGAAGAGTCAATCACCTTTCTTCGCAGGGGGTATTTGAGTGAAGGTGAACAACCTTTGGAAAGAATCAAAGTTATTGCTGAACATGCGGAAAAATTATTAGGAATCGAAGGATTTGCGGATAAATTCTACAATTATATGGGTAAAGGATGGTATTCATTATCATCACCAGTATGGGCAAACTTTGGAAAAGTACGTGGACTTCCAGTAAGTTGTTTTGGTTCTAATATTGGTGACAATATCGAATCAATCCTTTATACTCAAGCTGAAGTTGGTGAAATGAGTAAAATGGGTGGAGGAACATCAGGTTACTTTGGTAATATCCGTGGACGTGGTGCTAAAATCACTGACAACGGACATGCACCAGGATCGGTTCATTTTATGAATTTGTTTCAGAGTGTTGTGGATAATATTTCACAAGGTTCAACTCGTAGAGGAAGATTCTCACCATACTTACCTGTAGAACATCCTGATATTATGGAGTTTTTGGAAATCGGAACTGAAGGTTTTCCAATCCAAGATCTAACTCACGCAGTTACTGTGACTGATCAATTCATGAAAGAAATGATTAGTGGTGATGAAGATAAAAGAGCTGTTTGGGCTAAAGTAATCCAACGCAGAGGTGAAATTGGATATCCTTATATTATGTTCACCGACACAGTGAATAACAATGCACCTGAGGTATATAAAGAAAAGGACATGAAAATTTATAATTCTAATCTTTGTTCTGAAATTGCACTTCATAATTCTGAAGAAGAATCTTTCGTTTGTGTTCTATCATCTATGAATTTGCTTCACTACGATGAATGGAAAGACACTGACGCTGTTGAGACCATGATTTATTTCTTGGATGCGGTTGTCACTGAATTTGTTGATAAAATTGACAGTCTCAGACACAACGGTACATTGGAAGGTCAAAGAGCTTTCTTTTACTTAGAGAAAGCATACAATTTCGCTAAGAGACAAAGAGCTTTGGGTCTTGGTGTTCTTGGATGGCATTCCCTTTTACAGTCAAAAGGTCTTCCTTTTGATAGTAAGGATACCGCTCGTTTGAATGTTGAGGTTTTTAAATTGATCAAAGATAAATCGTACAATGCATCAAAAGAGTTGGCAGAACAATTTGGAGAACCAGAACACTTGGTGGGTTACGGAAGACGTAATGTTACTTTGAACGCAATTGCACCTACAACTTCATCCGCATTTATCTTAGGACAGGTTTCGCAATCTATTGAACCAATTTGGTCAAATGCTTATGTAAAGGATGTTGCTAAAGCGAAAGTTACAATTAAAAACCCCGTACTAAAAAAATTACTTTCTGATATGGGAAAAGACACAAAAGAAGTCTGGAATAGTATCAAAAAGTACGATGGATCAGTTCAACACTTGGAGTTCTTGACGGATGAACAAAAAGATATCTTCAGAACTTTTGCTGAGGTCAATCAATCGTCTATTATCAATCAGGCGGCTGTCAGACAAGATTTTATTGATCAGGCTCAATCCCTGAACTTGATGGTTTCACCTGATATGCCAACTAAAGATGTAAACAAACTTCTTATAGATGCATGGAAGTTGGGAGTAAAAACACTTTATTACCAACACTCAATGAATTCTGCTCAGGCTTTTGCTAGAAAGAAACTAAATCTGAATGACCTCGAATGCGTAGCATGTCAGGCATAAAACCCCAAAAAGGTTCATAACGCACGATAAACCCATCACAAAAGTGGTGGGTTTTTTTTATATCCTAAAAAAAATAATGGGGTATATTTATCAGATATGGCAAACGGCAAAACATACGGTTTAACTTTCCCCTTCGTAGATTCATTCGATGGAAAATATTTGGATCTTACAGATTTTCCTGCTGAGGAGGTCAGAAGTAATCTTATTCATCTTCTTCTGACAAGAAAAGGTTCACGTTATTTTCTACCTGATTTCGGAACAAGATTGTTGGAGTATATTTTTGAACCATTGGACGGACCCACATTTCAAAGTATTGAGGCTGAAATTAAAGATTCGGTACAAAAATTTATGCCACAATTACAGTTGACAAATATATCCATCACCGCACCTACAGGTGAGGCGGCCGGTCTTACAGCAACTGAGGCGGGTGGAGTAATAGATCCTGCTCTTAGAAGAACCAATCAAGATGTTTCTGAGTATACGGCGACGGTAAGGATTGATTACTCAATAACTAATGATGTTTTCAACACAAAAGATTTCGTCATCATAAATATTTAAGATTATGGCAGAAAGAAGAATATCCTATACTGTAAGAGACTTTGCGGCGATCCGTCAGGAACTTATAAATTATACCAAAACATACTATCCCGAACTAATTGATAATTTCAATGACGCATCGGTATTCTCAGTATTTTTGGATTTGAATGCCGCAGTTGCAGACAACCTACATTATCACATCGATAGAAGTATTCAAGAAACCGTTCTTCAATTTGCACAACAAAGATCATCAATTTATAATATCGCGAGGACATATGGTCTGAAAATTCCAGGTCAGAGACCTTCTATTGCATTAGTAGATTTTTCTATCACAGTACCAGCCTTTGGTGATAAAGAAGATGAAAGATATTTGGGTACATTGAGAGCCGGAAGTCAGGTTATTGGATCTGGACAAATCTTTGAAAATCTGTATGACATCAATTTTTCATCACCATTCAATCAAGATGGTTTTCCAAACAGACTCAAAATACCAAACTTTGATGCCAGTGGTAATCTAATCAACTATACCATCACAAAAAGAGAAACTGTTGTAAATGGTATTACAAAAGTATTCAAAAGAGTAATCACTCCAAACGACGTACGTCCGTTCTTTGAATTCTTCTTACCTGAAAAAAATGTGTTGGGTGTAACATCAATTATACAGAGAGATGGAACATCATATTCAAACGTACCAACACCACAAGAATTTTTAGGAGTTAATGGTAGATGGTATGAAGTACCAGCTTTAGCTGAAGGTAGAGTGTTTATCGAAGATCCGACAAAACCATCAGATGATCCATCAATCAAGGTTGGAAGATACATCCAAACACAAGAAAGATTTATAACCGAATATACCCCTGAAGGATTTTTGAAAATTACTTTTGGTGGGGGTACAAACACAGCTGAAGATCAATTACGTGAATTTACCGCTTTGGACGTTCCGCTGAAAATCCAAAGATACCAAAACAATATGATGTCTTTGGGATCAACACCAAAGGCAAACACAACACTATTCATTCAGTATAGAATCGGTGGTGGTCAGGGGACAAACTTAGGTGTGAACGTCATCAACCAAATTGGTTCGGTAGATTTCTTTGTAAACGGACCTTCCGATGTAATAAACAATTCCGTAATCAATTCTTTAGCTTGTAACAACGTTACAGCGGCAATTGGAGGTGCAGGGTACCCATCCACCGAAGAGGTCAGAAATTACGTTACATACAACTTTTCGGCTCAAAATAGAGCGGTAACCATCTCCGACTATGAGGCTATTATCAGAAACATGCCAGGTCAATTCGGAGCACCCGCTAAAGTCTCAATCACTGAGAATAATAACAAGATTCTCATAAATGTTTTATCATACGATTCTTCAGGAAATCTTACATCTGAAGTATCACAAACTATGAAACAAAATTTAGCTGAGTATCTATCAAACTATAGAATGATTAATGACTATGTTCAGATCGGAAACTCTCAGGTAATTGATTTGGCGGTTGATGTGCAGGCGGTACTAGATTCTACTCAAAATCAGGGAGCGGTTATATCAAATATTATTGATAGAGTTACGACATTCTTTAGTCCAACAATTAGAGAAATGGGTGAGGACATTTTAGTGTCAGAATTGAATCGACTAATACAATCTGAAAATGGTGTCATTAGTGTTGGTGAAATTAAGATCTTCAATAAAGTTGGGGGTCAATATAGTTCCTCTCAAACATCGATGCCATATTCAGATGCGGCAACCAAAGAAATATCATTGGTTGATAATACAATTTTTGCGGAACCCAATCAAATCTATCAAGTTAGATTCCCCGCTAAAGACATCACCGTAAGAGTTAAGAATTATCAGACTACAAACTTTTCCTAATCTATAGTTTTCCCAAATTTAGATTACTTTTTATAAAATAGTGGATAAACTATTTATCATAGAAAGTTTGTTTTAATGTCCAAGTCATATAGAATAAGAACCCAAGTAGGTGTAGATAGGCAAATCAATGTACAATTAGATCAAGACTTTGATCAAATTGAGATTCTATCACTCAAGATTAGAAGCGAAGATGTCTACACAAGAATGTGTGCGGATTATGGTGTTGTTGTCGGACGTGTTTTCGCTAATGGTGGTTATGGTATCCCGAACGCCAAACTATCAATCTTTGTCCCAATTACAAGTGAGGATCTAAATAATGAGATTATCAGAGAATTATATCCTTACGAAACTATTGAAGATGTAAATGAAGATGGGTATAGATACAATCTTTTACCTTATGAATCAAGCCATTCGGGTCACGTGCCAACGGGTACTTTTCCAAGTAAGAATGATATCCTTACAAATCCGGCCCTTATTCAGGTTTATGACAAATACTACAAATACACAGTAAAAACAAATGGTAGTGGTGACTTTATGATTATGGGTGTACCCACAGGTACACAAACTTTAGTCATGAACTTGGACCTCTCAGATATGGGTCCATTCTCACTTTCACCTCAGGACCTTGTTAGAATGGGTAGGGCTAGTTCGAGCGACTTCAACTCGGCAACATTTAGTACATCGTCCGATTTTCAATCCCTCCCTCAAATTGTCACACTGAACCAGAGTGTGAACGTGCAACCATTTTGGGGTCAACCCGAGTTATGTGAGGTTGGGATTGTAAGATACGATTTTAATTTGGGAGATGTGGGTGTAACTATCGAACCCACCGCTTTGTTTATGGGATCATTGGTAACAAACCAAAATGATCAAGCCATGTCAAGAAACTGTGTACCACCTTCAGAAATGGGTGATTTGTGTAATTTAAATGCGGGTCCAGGTGAAATTGTTGCCATTAGACAAACCATCTTTCAAGACACAAATGGATTACCTATCTTGGAACAGGCGGAACTTCCAAACGGAGGAAAAGTAATTGACGAAGATGGTACTTGGTTATTGGAGGTTCCCATGAATCTCGACTATGTAACCACAAATGAATTTGGTGAACAAGTATTGAGTCAAGATCCTGAAATAGGGGTGCCAACACAAGGTAAGTACAGATTCAAAGTCAAGTGGGATCAATCACCAAGTTTAGAGTTGAGTGAAACAAGGAGGGCGTATTTCTTAGTTCCAAATATTAAGGAATATGGGTGGAATAATTCATCAACTGATCCCGCCTTTAACTTGAATACAAGTAGTTCACAATATCAGGATTTCATAGGATCATATTATTTCGGTTTAGATTGGAGTGGGTATACAAATGTTTCCGAGGCGGTAAATTGCGAAGATACTTTTTATAATTTCCAATATAATAAGGTTTATACAATATCAGGTTTAGTTGACCAATATTATAAAGGTCTTAATCGTGGAAATTTTTTGGGTATAAAAGAGATTACCGATAATACTTGTGCTGATGAAAACAACAAATTTCCTGCAACGGATGCTGTAAGAAATTTTGACTTTTTGTTTTTTGTCACCAATTTATTTTTTACTTTTTTTTCACCCTTAGCTATAGTAATAATACCAA